GTTGCGCAATTCGCGCGCGGCGGCGGGCAGTGTTGTGCGGTCGGCGTGGCGTTGGCCCAGCGCGTGCGCGGCCGCCCAGACGGCGTGCTCGGCGCTGGGCAGGTGGTCGGCAATCAGAATGATTTCGCCGCTGGCCGGCAGGTAAAACCCTTGGCTTTGCGCGGTGTTTCGCGCGCCTGCCGTGCCCTCGCCCAATGGCACGGCGGGGGCGCCCTGCAGCAAGGTGCGCGCTTCGCTGGCGCTTTGCACCACGCGCAGGCTGCCGTTGTGCCAGTCGGCAAGGGCGTGGTCGAGCGTGCGTTGCAGTGCGGGGGCAGCCATGCCGCGCGTGCTGCCCTGGGCTGGCGCGGTGCGGTGTGGCACAGCGCTGCGGCGCTCGGCTTCGTCCAGCATGTGGGCAAGGGTGGCGCGTTCCAGCGGGCGCAGCGGCCGGCCTTGTCGTGCGCGTGCGACCGCTTGCACGGTTTGCGGCACGCTCAGACGCCGGCCATCCATGCCGGGGCGGTTGCGCCACCATGTGGTCGGCCGGCCGGGGCCGGCGCAAGAGATCGCCCGCATCGCGCAAGACATCGACGATCATCACCCCGGCCTGAAACGCGATGCGGTGCTGATAACCAGCATTCCCGGCATCGGCAACACCACTGCCGCCAAGATGCTGGCCTATGTGGGCGATGTGCGCCGTTTCGAATCTGCCAAGGCACTGGCGGCCTGGCTGGGCGTGTCACCTCGGCAACGGCAATCGGGCAGTTCGGTGAGAGGCCGGACCATGCTCAGCCGTGCCGGTCACCGCAGTGCGCGCACCGCGCTGTACATGCCGGCGCTGGTGGCGCTGCGCCACAATCCTGCCCTGCAGGCATTTGGAGCACGCCTGCGCGCCAACGGCTTGGCACCCAAGGCCGTGGTTGGCGCGGCCATGCGCAAACTGGCACATCTGATCTTCGGGGTGGTGCGCTCAGGCGTGCCATTCGATGCACAAATGGCAATGCCCAAGCTTGACGTTCAAGACGGTATCTGACCCCAATTTTTGCTCAGTTTTCGGATTTCGACGCATAACTTACATTGGTTCGTCGCAATACACTGAAACAAAATCATTTTCCATACGATGGACTCCAAGCATTTGCTCCGCCCCCTTCCCAAGAGAAAACCAAAAGCGAACATCTACCCAACCCTCAACATATACAGTTGACAAAGTCAACTCCCCCGCAGCGATAATTTCATCTCGATATTCGGAGGTTCTAGCAAAATTTTGCGCCGAGGCGTCAAACACTTCAAGCCGCTCAACAAAGTCATTTAATAGACTCAGATTTTCCTCGCCATCAAGAAACCGATCACCCCCTCTTATATATACAAGCAACTCTCGACCCTTATAATCAAGTTGGCACGCCCAAAGTCCGTTTTCAAAGATAAAAAAATCTTTAGTCAGTTGTATCATATCATCTATCCTTTGAAAGAACAGTTGGGCGCTCAATAAGACCGGACTGTGGAATAAGTCCACCATTGGCAAGAGTCTTGGGATGTGTTGCTCTCCAATCAAATGCCTCTTTTGCGGTCCGCCAAGTTTTGTAATCCAAATACTTTTCAGTTTCCTTCAAAATTCGAACAGGAACGATATCCACATTAGATGCTTGTTGAGCCGCCGAAAGCCTGCGGTTATCAAGGGTAATTAATGTTCCGTCGGGGCGCTCAATAACAATCAATGGATTTTCTTGCGACCATTTCCAACCACCAGACTCCATAATCTGGAGATAGTTATTTTCAGTAATCGTACGCTGACTAAAGCGAATATCATTTGGTCTAATCCAAGCCTCACGTCCAACTCCTGCCGGCACTTGGATTGTGTCTGTTTTTACTTCTCTAGCCTTGTTTGGAACAAGGTCCTTTTGCGCCTCCACCCCCAACCCAACATCACCCGCCCCCCGCGCAGCACGCTGCCCATCCCCACCAGCCAGCATCTCAGCCAGCACCGCACCAACCTGCGCACCCTCATTCTGGCGCATGCCGGCATAGCGGCCAAACCAGCCTTGCAGTTTGTCGGCAAAGCGCGCCTGCACGTCGAGTACGCCTTCGCGCTGGGCCTGCGGCATCCGCACGCCATAGCGCTGTTGCAGTGCATGCCAATCGCCGCTGTGGCGGGTGGCAGCCAGCTCGGCCAGTGCGGCTTCGGCGGCTTGCTGGCGCTGCGCTGGCGTGTTGTCGTCCAGCCCGCGCTGCCGGGCGATGGCGCTGGCCAGTGCGTTCACACTGCGGTTTTGCCGGGCCACCAGCGCCAGGTTGCGCAATTCGCGCGCAGCGGCGGGCAGTGCTGTGCGGTCGGCCTGCTGGTGGCCCAGCGTCTGCGCAGCCGCCCAGACGGCGTGCTCGGCGCTGGGCAGGTGGTCGGCAATCAGGATGATGTCGCCGCTGGCCGGCAGGTAATACCCTTGGCTTTGCGCGGTGGTGTGCGCGCTTGCCGTACCTTGGCCGCCCAGCGGTACGGCGTCGGTGTTCTGCAGCAAGGTGCGCGCTTCGCTGGCGTTTTGCACCACGCGCAGGCGAACGTTCAATGCACAAACGACGATGCCCAAGCTTGGCGTTCAAAACGGTAGCTGACCCCTGATTTCTCACGCGACGGCAGGCAGTGCGGTCGGCCTTATTGCAGAATTGTCCAGATTTTCTCGAATTTCCTAGATCAATCGATATGTTTCATTATCAAGGTCATCTGCACGCAAATAAACCCTCCGAATTGAAGAATCAGGAGAGACCAGGGTCATCGAATACGGATTATCACTAGAATCGGGAAGCAAGCACTCCGAATTCAATACACGAGAAAAATTTGCTGCAATCAAAGAAAAATCGGGATTCAGCTCAGGGGCCAATAATTCAACAGACAAATGGATTTGAAAGTCGCCGGCAACCTCCGTACTAATGGAAAGTATCTTTATGCCACTTGGCAATGTCTCTTCGGGGTACCCATTTATAGAAACTACAAAGTTCTCAGGCACCCCAAAGACAATCGAAAGGCTTTCCCTTACCTCTGACAGGGAAACCATTTTTTTTACAATCAAATCAAATCCGCTCATTGCCTTTTTAACCCCAAAATCTCTAATGCACCTTGTCTTGCAGATGCATCGATTTTCATATTATCAAGAATCAATTTAGCCCTTGCGGTATTACCAAACTGATTATACACGCCGAGCGCCTTGAAAGCCTCTCGACTCAATGTGTAAAAGCCATCACCAGACATTGGAAACAGGGTTCCGTCATGGTATCCATAAACACGGTTATTCACAGATATGGTGTTCCCCCGGACGATTCCTCGGCCAGCTCGGATCGCCGCCACGTCCTCTACAACATTTACCGTGGGAGCAATAACCGTATTCTGCTCTTTCGGTAGTGACTTTTGATTGATCTTTTCCAGGTAATGTCGACGATTTGGGGCCTTAAGATCGCTCAACCGGCCAGGTGCACTAGCATTTTTTCCGGCATCTACTTCCGCGTCCGAGCTTGGAGCCGCTCCGTCTGAAACCCGGTACTCCCGCCCCGCCTCCCCTGCCAACCCAACATCACCCACCACCCGCTCAGCACGCTGCCCACCCCCACCAGCCAGCATCTCGGCCAGCACCGCACTGCCCTGCGCGCCCTCATTCTGGCGCATGCCGGCATAGCGGCCAAACCAGTCTTGCAGTTTGTCGGCAAAGCGCGCTTGCACGCCGAGTACGCCGTCGCGCCGGGCCAGTGGCATGCGCACGCCATAGCGCTGTTGCAGTGCATCCCAATCGCCGCTGTTGCGGGTGGCGGCCAGCTCGGCCAGCTCGGCCAGCTCGGCCAGTGCGGCTTCGGCGGCTTGCTGCCGCTGCGCCGGCGTGTTGTCGTCCAGCCCGTGCTGGCGGGCGATGGCGCTGGCCAGTGCGTTCACACTGCGGTTTTGCCGCGCCACCAGCGCCAGATTGCGCAATTCGCGCGCGGCGGCGGGCAGTGTTGTGCGGTCGGCGTGGCGCTGGCCCAACTCGTGCGCGGCCGCCCAGACGGCGTGCTCGGCGCCGGGCAGGTGGTCGGCAATCAGGATGATGTCGCCGCTGGCCGGCAGGTAATACCCTTGGCTTTGCGCGGTGGTGTGCGCGCCTGCCGCACCTTGGCCGCCCAGCGGTACTGCATCGGTGTTCTGCAGCAGGGCGCGCGCTTGGGCGGCGCTTTGCACCACACGCAGGCCGCCATTTAATACACAAATGACGATGCCCAAACTTGGTGTTCAGGACGGTATCTGACCCCAAGTTTGGTGGGTTTTGACAGGCTTCGCCCCGGACTTCTGGACTATTTATAGTTCTTCTCTTGGGCAAGCCAATTTTTCAATGCGATCAAGCCGGGTGCGATAACATCATTAGATGAAGTGGAAACATCGTAGAGCTGAGTGCTCGTGTCGCATCCCTTCAAAAACTCCCATATCGCTTTCTGCCCCCAATTGGGGATGTCAGCCCACAAGCTCGAATTTTCTGGGAAATTCTTTAAAACATCAATTATCGCCCCAATGGTCTCATCCTTGGTGTAGATGCCAGAATTATATGCCTCAACGTACGAATTAATTCGTTTAGAATCTGCGTTCACCGTGCATATCCCCTCATGATTTCCACTATTTGGTCTGCATAGTCCCAAGCCTGAGAATGCCAGCTATCTTGAAGACCACCAAACTCTGGAGATGCAGTTTGTTTAATAAAGGTACGCTGATTCCACACCCCCAAGCTCTCAAATTTCTCTAACTCGTACATTTCATGAGCGATATGCGCCACCGCCGCCTCATCGCTGGACAGCAAATTCTCACTTAAGCGAACCGGAATCATATTATTAATATTCTTCATACCATCCCAAGTCATGATCGCCGCTAAATTAGCGCCCAAATAGTTACCAGTTTGCCCATATTCCGCCATTGCCCCAACTTTGTTTGAAAGCAACGATGGATCCACAAAAATAACATACACATCATCCGGAATGTACACGCCCATCTCTCTGGCAAGGTTAAGCATATATTCGCGGGTCCGGATTACATTGCCTGCATTTTGTTGATAAACAAGCTTGGGGGCTTGTCCAGTACCCAGCAATTCTCTTGCAACAGTACTCTTTGGGATATCGTGTTCCCGCCCCGCCTCCCCTGCCAACCCAACATCACCCGCCACCCGCGCAGCACGCTGCCCATCCCCACCAGCCAGCATCTCGGCCAGCACCGCACTGACCTGCGCGCCCTCATTCTGGCGCATGCCGGCATAGCGGCCAAACCAGTCTTGCAGTTTGTCGGCAAAGCGCGCTTGCACGCCGAGTGCGCTGTCGCGCCGGGCCAGTGGCATGCGCACGCCGTAGCGCTGTTGCAGCGCGTCCCAATCGCCGCTGTGGCGGGTGGCGGCCAGCTCGGCCAGTGCGGCTTCGGCGGCTTGCTGACGTTGTGACGGCAGGCTGTCGTCCAGCCCACGCTGGCGGGCGATGGCGCTGACCAGTGCGTTCACACTGCGGTTTTGCCGTGCTACCAGCGCCAGGTTGCGCAATTCGCGCGCGGCGGCAGGTAGCGCTGTGCGGTCGGCCTGGCGCAGGCCCAACTCGTGCGCGGCCGCCCAGACGGCGTGCTCGGCGCTGGGCAGGTGGTCGGCAATCAGGATGATGTCGCCACTGGCCGGCAGGTAAAACCCCTCGCTTTGCGCGGTGTTGCGCGCGCCTGCCGTGCCCTCGCCCAATGGCACGGCGGGAGCGCCCTGCAGCAAGGTGCGCGCTTCGCTGGCGTTTTGCACCACGCGCAGGCGGCCGTTGCGCCAGTCGGCAAAGGCGCGATCGAGCGTGCGCTGCAGTGCGGAGGCTGCCATGCCGCGCACACTGCCTGGTGCTGGCGCGATGCGGTGTGATGCAGCGCTGCGGCGCTCGGCTTCGTCCAGCATGTGGGCGATGTGCGCCGCTTCGAATCTGCCAAGGCGCTGGCGGCCTGGCTGGGCGTCTCGCCCCGACAGCGGCAATCGGGTAGTTCGGTGAGAGGCCGGACCATGCTCAGCCGCACCGGCCACCGCAGCGCCCGCACCGCGCTGTACATGCCGGCGCTGGTGGCGCTGCGCCACAATCCTGCCCTGCAGGCCTTCGGCGAACGGCTGCGCGCCAACGGCTTGGCACCCAAGGCCGTGGTTGGCGCGGCCATGCGCAAGCTCGCGCATCTGATCTTCGGGGTGGTGCGCTCAGGCATGCCATTCGATGCACAAATGGCAATGCCCAAGCTTGACGTTCAAGACGGTATCTGACCCCTGACTTCCACTTACTTCCCTCAATCAAACGGCACGAATTTTATCCAAGTTTGAAGCTGATCTAGCGCAATGCCACTTACATTGCTCAACACCTGAACAAACCTTTCATATGCAATATCGCTAGATACAATCCGCAATTGATCAATACCACGACTAGCAACATTCAAACTATTGAAATATAAATTTGATACTTCACCAATTGCATTATGCACATCTGCCTCTGAAAAAAAATTGAGCGGAACAACGTACTCCCCCATTTCCGGAGGCTTGAATATGGCCTCATTTATATCCCCCCCCCCAATCTCCGCACCACAATGCGTGCAGACATCAGGGTTGCTCGACATTTTCAGGCATGCGTAGCAAGTATACTTGCCAATCGGTTGAATTATCTTGTCGCCTTTCATTTACATCTCGCTTATAAAGACTGGAATTACGGGTGCAGTACTATTTCCACCCCAATAAACCCTCATTGACAGCAAATCATCCACAGAGACAGATTGACCGTTTTGAGGGTCAAACATATTAACGGTACCGTCGGCAAATCGCTCCGCACTGAATACATGGCTCAACTGATTACGTTTAGGACCAACAAACATTGCATATTGACCAACAGGTGCATCTTCGGCATAAGGTGATATAGCCAACGGCTTCTCTTTTGCACCTGTTGCGACTCGAATTATGCGCACAGCCTCTGGCATTTGAATTCCTCGCGAAGGATCGACTGATGCCACGATGCGCTCTACATCATCAGCTGTCATAAATACGCCGCCTAGCCGGTCGGTCATATACGATGCCACACACGCAATGCAATTTTGCTTCTTTGCAGATGGATTCCACCGCGTCGTAGTTGGCGCGTCCCATGCGGCACCGATATGCGACTCCATGTTTGCTTCATTCGCAGCAAAATCACGATCGCCGTTTTGTACCAATAGTCCCTTGTTTGGAACCCGGTTTTCTCGCCCCGCCTCCCCTGCCAACCCAACATCACCCGCCCCCCGCGCAGCACGCTGCCCATCCCCACCAGCCAGCATCTCAGCCAGCACCGCACCAACTTGCGCACCCTCATTCTGGCGCATGCCGGCATAGCGGCCAAACCAGCCTTGCAGTTTGTCGGCAAAGCGCGCCTGCACGTCGAGTACGCCTTCGCGCTGGGCCTGCGGCATCCGCACGCCATAGCGCTGTTGCAGTGCATCCCAATCGCCGCTGTGGCGGGTGGCAGCCAGCTCGGCCAGTGCGGCTTCGGCGGCTTGCTGGCGCTGCGCTGGCGTGTTGTCGTCCAGCCCGTGCTGGCGGGCGATGGCGCTGGCCAGTGCGTTCACAGTGCGGTTTTGCCGCGCCACCAGCGCGAGGTTGCGCAATTCGCGCGCGGCGGCGGGCAGTGTTGTGCGGTCGGCGTGGCGCAGGCCCAACTCGTGCGCGGCCGCCCAGACGGCGTGCTCGGCGCCGGGCAGGTGGTCGGCAATCAGGATGATGTCGCCGCTGGCCGGCAGGTAATACCCTTGGCTTTGCGCGGTGTTTCGCGCGCCTGCCGCACCTTGGCCGCCCAGCGGTACTGCGTCGGTGTTCTGCAGCAAGGTGCGTGCTTGCTCGGTGCTTTACACCACGCGCAGACGACCGTTCAAGCACAAACGGCGATGCCAGGGCTTGGCGTTCAAGACGGTATCTGACTCTGGATTTCTACAGTGGAATTTTTTGGAAAATCAAATTACCATGACATGCACACCATTTGCACTTTCATCAATATTTAATTCCACCCACCCAGCTTTTTGCCACAAAGAGAATAGCTTCTCGTAGCTATTTGTCTTTTCCTCGCCAACTTCGCCTCCGCCTGGACCGATTTCCCAAACAGACCTGCCTTGCCGCTTTGCGGTAATCAGCATCGCTCCCAAATCAGCAACGGCCTGAATTGCTTTCTTTGAAAACAACTCATAGAGAACGTATTCTGACGTATTCTTTTCCAAAAGATTTTGAAATACAAAACCTTCAAGATATGTGGAAGGTAGATTGTAGTCCTCCCACTCCTTTTCTCGTTGATGAGCCAACTCTATCAGTGACATCACATGCCTCCACTAATTATTAGATGACCAATAAGTCTATCTACTTTTTTAACAGCCCCGAAGTGCGCATTGTCAATGAGGCCCTGTATCTTAGGTGGCGTCATTTTCCCTCTACTTAGTGCATTCCACAGATCCTGCATTTCCGTGTATTCGTGTGCAAAAGCAGCTACGGTACCGCGACTACTCAGGAGAGTACTCTCAGGAATACTCACTACAGAATTTCCACCGAACATCTGCTGCCAGCCGATGCGCTCGTTATCAAAGAATTGTAAATTCTTACCGTAGGCGGCTAGCTTATTTCCACCATATAGCTCTGCGAAGATAGAGTCGGGCACAGCGTTATATTGAACCATCATGCCTCCACCATGATCTACGAGGACTCTACGCGAGTCTAATACTCGATAGTCAACAAGATTTTCGTTGAATGCCCCCCTTTCGTCGGCAAAATTCAACGCATTTTCCATGCTTGGTACTGACGTCCTATCCCGAGTAAAAAGGTGTTCGGTAACTTGGGGGATCTCACCCGTAGCGTAACTCCCACGTCGAGTCGCAGCGCCTAACAACGTAGTGCTGTTTGGAGCAGGGACTTTTTGTGCACTCTCCTTTGCCCCGACCAGCCCAACATCACCCACCCCTCGCTCAGTGCGGCCCCCATCCCCACCAGCCAGCATCCCTGCCAGCACCGCACTGACCTGCGCGCCCTCATTCTGGCGCATGCCGGCATAGCGGCCAAACCAGTCGCGCAGTTTGTCGGCAAAGCGCGCTTGCACGCCGAGTGCGCCGTCGCGCCGGGCCAGTGGCACGCGCACGCCATAGCGCTGTTGCAGTGCATGCCAATCACCGCTGTGGCGGGTGGCAGCCAGCTCGGCCAGTGCGGCTTCGGCGGCTTGCTGACGTTGTGACGGCAGGCTGTCGTCCAGCCCGTGCTGGCGGGCGATGGCGCTGGCCAGTGCGTTCACGCTGCCGTTTTGCCGTGCTACCAGCGCCAGGTTGCGCAATTCGCGCGCGGCGGCGGGCAGTGTTGTGCGGTCGGCGTGGCGCTGGCCCAACTCGTGCGCGGCCGCCCAGACGGCGTGCTCGGCGCTGGGCAGGTGGTCGGCAATCAGGATGATGTCGCCGCTGGCCGGCAGGTAATACCCTTGGCTTTGCGCGGTGGTGTGCGCGCTTGCCGTACCTTGGCCGCCCAGCGGTACGGCGTCGGTGTTCTGCAACAAGGTGTGTGCTTGCTCGGTGCTTTGCACCACGCGCAGGGTGCCGTTGCGCCAGCCGGCAAGGGCGTGGTCGAGCGTGCGCTGCAGTACAGGTGCAGCCAGGATGGCGTTGCCGATCTGCTGGGTGTCACGGTTTAGCTGGGTGCGTTCATTGATGCCCGCAGTGCGCGTTGTGGTGCTGTGGCTGGCCTGCAGGTCGCTGTCTGGCGCTGCTGCCGGGTTGAGAAGCGGCGTTTCCTGTGCCGCCAGCCCAGCCAGGTGCGGGTCGGCCTTGGTCGATGTTCGCGCATCCGCTTCGGCAGCGGCCCATGCTGGGACTTGAACCTGCTCGGCCGCGTTGCTTGCTGTTAGCGGATGCATGGGGCGGCCGGCAAGCGGGCTATTGGCCGGGAGTTCGTTCCCGGAATCCTGCTGCAGGTCTGCCGCAGCGATGTGTGTGCGGCCGTCGGTGTGTTCGGCACGGATCAGTGGCGCCGCCGCATCCAGCACATCATGCACCGTACCCCGCTGCGCGCCGGTATCGGCGGTTGCCGGGTCGAACTGGCGGCCGCTCTGGCTGGCTGGCGGGTCGATGCGTGGCGCTTCTTGCTGCGCTGCCTGCTCGTCGCTTGCCAGCTGCCGGCGCGCGGCAACAGCGTCGCCACGGTCAGCGGCAACGCCCTCTTGCCCTGCCGGTGGCAGTTGGCGACCACGCGGGTCCGGCAGGGATGCAACGTCATCGACCGGCCCGACTGAGGGGTGCGGCCGGGCCGGGCTGGCAGCCGGCTGATTGGCTGCAGCCGGCGCGTCGGCGCGTTGCTCGACGTCGTGCGCCATGAGCGCCTCATCGGCATGGTTGTCGAGCGCATCGCGTACGGCATTCAGGCCACGCTGTGCCTGCATGGCCATGCCGATTTGATCGGCAGACAGTGGGCGCGAGATGCCGGTGTCCGGGTCGATCTGTGCTTGCAGGGCCTGGCCGCGTGTTTCGGCCAGCGCACCCGCCAGTTGTACGGTCTGGGCGGCCGTTTGCATGGCCGCGGTCCGGCTTTGCCACGCGTGCTGCACTGCATCGGCGGTGTTGATCGTGCCGCCCATTACCGCGCCGAGGGTGCCGCCCAGGGTTGCCGCTTTGCCAACGCCGGACGTCAAGTCCTGATCCGGCGCATAGGTAATCCGAGCACCCACATTCTGGGCAAACTGGCCGCCACCTTCATCCAGGCCTTCTTCGCCTGCCTCTTTCAATAGCGTGCCGGCAATCTGCCTGGCCAGCTGGCCACGGGTCAGGTTTGCCGCTTCGCCGGCCACCATGTGGTTGAGGAAGCGTGCTTCAACACCGCCGCCCAGCGTTGAAGCCACCGCGGAGATCGGCGCTGCGACCAGCCCGGCAACGTTCCCGGCCTGCTCGGCCTCGGCATCGCTGCGGCCGTTCTGCCGCGCTTGCTGCTGGGCAGAGGTGCCGGCGTCGGCGGCGCCGAGCACTGTATTGACGCCGACATTGGCCAGCGCCATGCGCCCCAGCGCTTGCGCTGCCGTCGCGCCGCCGCGTGCGGCCAGCATGGCTTTACCAACCAGGCCAAGCTGCGGCAGTTGCTGCACGATCATGCCTTGCACATAGCTGGGGTGTGCCGCCAGCGCTGCCAGGGTGTCTGTCACGCCGCGCGCTTCGTCGACATCCCTGCCTGCCTGCTGCAATTCGGGCGATTTCAGTTGCTCAAGGCTGGCTTGGTTGCGGTCAAAGCCTTCCGCAACCAGGGCATAGCCCTTGTCGACCGGATCGAGCAGGCCCGGCGCAAGCAGGCGTACTGGCAGCGTTGCAATATCCGCCTGTTTTTTGCCCACCCATGTGAGCATATTGGCCAGCGAGTTTGCGCCCTGGACCAGGTTGACTGCGGTGTCCTGTGCCTGCTCGGGTGGAACCAGTGCAGCAAGCAGCGCAGCACCGGGGCTAACCAGGGTGGATGGGCGGATGTGCCCGTCGTCGTCCAGCTGGGTGCGCACAAATCTCGACAGGAAACCGGTGAAACTCTGCTTGGCGGCGTTTTCTGCCCGATCCAGGAGGCCGGGTGGCGGGTTGGCTTGCACACGAACCAGCGCATCGTGAATCTGGCGCTTGCGCGCGAACTGGGCAAAATCACCGACGCCGCCCGACGACAGCCAGTCATCCCGCAGCCCCTGCATTCTTGGCGACAAGTCCTGCATATCTTTAGAAGCGCGTACTTCCAGCGCACGCGGGGTATTGCCGGTGCTGCCGTACACGGCGAGGTTTGCCGCATCGGTGATGGCGGGCTGCATGGCCGCATACGCCTTGCCCGGGTCTTGGCCATTGAGCGCCAGCACCGGCGCCCGGTAGGTATCGAACCATGTCCGGCGGGCCTGGGCCTGCCCGGCAGGGCCCAGCTGCTGATAGCCCGGCGCAGTCACCACGTCCTGCAGTGTGGGAACTGGTTGATTGAAAAAAGCGTCGTTGTTGCTCATGCGCGCGCCCAAAAAAAAAGCCCGACCGCACTGGGCGGTCGGGCTGGTATTGAATGAGGGAAACCGGTCATGCCGGGCCATGGCCCGGTGCTGCGGCAAAACCCGGCGCAGCGGTGCGGGCAAAGCAGGCGTAGCGCAGGCCATTAAAACGTGCGGCCAGTGCGCTGCAGGCCGGGTGTTGCGCGTGGTGCTTGGAGCCGCTAACAAAACCCAGTGTATCGGTGCTGGCAAGGCACGCGAAACGCAGACAGAATCTGGCCGTACGGCCAGCGAGCGTAACGCTGCCAGCAGGGTTTTATTAGCGGCTCTTATGGCCTGGACATGCCACCCGTGCTGTCTTGCGACGGGCGGACGGCGTCAAAGATGTTGCGGTATTCGGCCGCCATGGCCTGGCGCTTGGCCGGGTCTTTTTCCGCGGTGATGGCGTGCACCGCATCGGCCTGGGCGTTGCTGAGCGTATAGTCCCGCGTCGAGGGGTTGATTGTCCGGTATTGGCTGAGCACGCGGGCCGCATTGGTATAGCGATCCGGGTTGTAGCCGGCGGTGCCGGGCGATTCGGACATCAGAATGTATTGGGCCTCGGCCAGCTTGCTGGCTATTTGCCGGACGGGGTCGCTCGCATCATGCGCCCATTGCGCCTGCATGCGGCTTTTCGCCGCGCCGTCGCTGATGCCTTGCAACTTCAGGCGGTTGCTGAAATCTTCCGCGCGGACCTTGTCGCTGTATTGCCGTTCGTTGTCAATGTCGCTCACGCGCTCCGCCCGGTCGCGGTCATGGGTCTTTTGCTCGTAGCCAAAGCCGATCTGCTGCATTTCCTTCTGCCGCTCGTTGGCCGTGGTGGCATCGTCAACGCGCCAGTTGTGCTCCATCTCGGCCTGCGCCGCCTGCTTGGCTGCCACGTAGTCTTGCTGTGTTTTCCAGTCATCCAGTTTTTGCTGGTTTTGCGCTTGCTGCACATTCCAGCCGGCGCCGCCGGCCAGTGCGCCCAGTACGCCATCGATCAGCCCTGCCATGCGTTTTGCTCCTGTGCGGCGGCCGCTTGCGGGCCGGGTGCGGGGGCCGCAGGTCCTGCACCCGGCGCGAGGTGCCGTGTCTTGAAGCGGGCAATTGCCGCTGGCAGGATCTGGCGTGCGAACCGGCCTGCCGTGCCCGGCGGGATACCGCCGATATGCTCGGCGAACTCGGCCACCACGAGGCAGATGGCCGGCAAGGCAACCGTGATCGAGCGTGGATCGGTATTCTGGCCGGTCTGCTGCTGCAGATCCCGGTTGGCGGCAACCAGCAGATTCACGGCCATGTCACCGCCTTCGTCCTCGTCCACCTTGCCGTCTGCCATCAACTGCTGCCGGGCCACGTCCATAGCGCCCTGGCCGTAAAGAATCCGTGCTGCGATCAGCGCCATCTGCATTGGTTGCGGCAATGGCCGGCCTTGCGGTTGTTGCTGCGGTTGTTGCTGCGACAGGGCAGCATTGATCAATCCAGCCATTATTTGCCCCCGAAGTTACTTGCTGTTCCCAGTGCTACATCCTTGGGCACGGTGCGATAGCGACGCAGCTCGTCACGCGCTTCTTGCGTCATCTGTCGCTGATAATCGCGCTGCGCGTCTGCCGCGCGCGCGTTGTTCCACGCCTGGACGCCGCCCAGAATCGCGGCATTGATCAGCCCCTTGGCGCCGGTATCTTGTGACTTGTACCAGTCGTATGCGCCGCCCAGGGCAGAGCCGACGCTGCCAAAGAAACTCATGTTCGTCTGCGCGTCTGCGCCGCCAGTCAGCGGCGCAAGGGCATCGATATAGGTTTGCGACCCGCCATAGCTGGAGTCCGTGTTGTTCACCGAGTTGCTGCCATAGCTGGGCTCGTGCCCGAACAGGTCCTTCCAGAAGTCGGACCCGCTGTCGTCAAAGAAACCGCCAAAATCGCTCATCTCGTTACCCCATGAAATTGCTTGCACTGGCCAGCTGATAGGCTGTAACCGAATTGGGCACCGTTGTTGCACTCGTTGCGGAGGTTGCGGGCCTGGCCGGGGTATTGACAACCAGCGCCCCGTTGCCGCTGCCATAGCCGCCACGGTTGCCGCCGGAGGAGGCGGAACCATCCGATCCCCCGTCGGCGATGCCCCTGCCAATTTGCGTGCCCACCCAGCCGCCGATCGGCCCACCCAGCGGGGTTCCCGTCAAACTGCCCAGCAAGGAACCCGTGAAATTGCCCACCGTGCCGCTGGCGCCTTGCGTATCGCCACTGCCCAGCTGCCCGCCGATGGTGAGGCCGGTTTTGGCGATGCCGTTGACCAAGCCGTTGCCCGGCACGACACTGGCGACCTTGCCCAGCGTGTTCCAGCCCAGTTTGCCGTTGACGGCATCTTGGGCGATATCCAGGCCGGTCACGAGCGCTGAAAGACCGGGATTGAGGAAACTCAATGCTATTTTCCCCACGGTCAATGCACTATCCATCGCTTGCGCGCCGTCATAAGAGGTCACCAGCGCGGAAAATGGATTGGTATTGGCGGCCGTCTCCAGATAACTCATGCCGGTTTTATTCAGCAGATAGGCCTTTACCGATGAACTCATGTCATCGCTGTTCAATACGGCATCACGCTGTTGCTGCCTGGTATAGTTTGGATTGCCGTTTTCCAGGCTGCCTATCGGCCCATCGTGCGTACCGTGCTTGCCATTGACATTTTCAAGCGCGGCTTGCGTAGCACGATCATTGTCGTAGCCATTGAGCGCATCAGTTAACGTGCCGGCTTGCCTGCCGCCACCACCATAGCCACCACCAACTGCTTTCGTGCCAGCGCCCGTGCTCTGGCCGCCGCTGTCAAAACCACCCGTCGTGCCAACCCCGCCATACCCATACCCCCCCTGAGTGCCACCTGAATCCGCCATTTTCCGACCTCAAATATCCAAGGCGTCAAGCGAATAGGGATACTTCCCGGTCGCTTCCGCGTTGCCAAATATCAATTTATTTATATTGCGTACTGCATCATCCTTGTTATCGATATTCGACAGCTGAATGTTTTGCACCGCGTTCAGGTAGTTTTCCATTTTCGAGGCATTGAAGCTGGCAATATTGTATTTTATCTGCCACGCAAGTGTTTTTCTTGCCAATTCATTGGTTATATTGGCCTGATTGACCTGCTGCTCGAATTGTTTCTGCTTTAATTCATAGTCTTTATCATAATTTCGCTGTGTTTGATCATAGGTCTGCTGGAATTGACTCTGCTTTTGCTCACGGTCAAGCGTATTCTGCCCGGCGGTGAATTCCTGCTGTTGTTTCTGATTGCGCAAATTGTAATCACCCTGAATCCCGGTGAGTTGCGCATTGATCAAGCCTTGATTCTTTGCCAGGCCAAACTGATTCAAGGCATTCTGGTTGGCATTGGCTGCCGTCTGGTAGGCCCCGGCATCTGCGCTGGCGATATTGATCGCCTGGCCGATGGCGGCCTCGGTGCCGGCGCCGGCGGCAATCGAGCTGTTGAGCAAGCCACGCCCGTTGGCCTGCTCCATGGCCAGCCGGCGCGCCTGCTGGATAACCGGGCTGTCGGCCGATAGCACCTTGCCAAGCTGGTTGCTGGTGAGCTCGTCTGCGCTGACGCCGCGCGTCATGGCGCTTTGATAGCCACTCTCCGGCGAGAAATTCAGCTTGGTATCCACCGTCATCAGGGGTTCAGTCTTGGTGGTCCCATACTGGTTGCCCCACATGCCGGCGATATTGGCGTTGCCGGCTGCCAGCGATTCCATCGAGGTGGCACGGCTGAAGGTAGTGTCCTTGCCGCCGCTGCTGAAGGTGGCGCTGCCGTCGGCATTGCGGGTGAGCGTGCCGCCGGCCCAGCTCTGCGTATCGCCACTCTTGCTGTTGTCCCAGTAGTTGTTCCAGTCATTGCGGGCCTGGCTGCCGATAACGGGGTTCAGGGGCTGATCAGGGGTGCTGGCCATCCGGGTGGCTCCTGTTGGTGAGGGTGGGAATGGGGCGGCCTTCGCAGGCAGCGCGTTCTGCCGCACGGCGCTGCACCAGCCCCGGCAGTTGCCGGCCGCCGGCATACACCCAGCGGCCCAGCTCGGCACAGGCGCCGGGCAGATCGCCGGCGTTGGCCTTGCGCACGATGCCGCTGTCGCAAAAGCGCGCATTGCCGACATTGAAGGCAAACGAGAGGAAGGCCGCCTTCTGGCCGTCGCTCAGCGGGCGCTTGATGCAGTTGAGTGCATCGGCATGCTTGAGCAGGTCGGCATACAGCTGGGCATCGCACTGCGCGGCGGAGAAGGTCTGACCCATGCGCAGCTCGGGCCCGGTATGGCCGACGCAGCTGGTGAGGATGCCGACCGGGTCGCGGTAGGTGTGATCAACGCGCCCTTCGAAATGGCTGGTCAGGCTGGCGGCCAAGGCCAATGCACCTGCACCGAGCAGCGCCAGCAAACGGGTCTTAGTCGCGCTCATTGCCGTGCTCCTGCGGGCTGGCGCGCCACCAGCGCAGGTATTTGGGCAGCAACAGGCCCACCTGCAGCGCCAGATAGAGCAGCGTGGCAATCGCCACCCAGTCATTGAGGGTGATGCTGCTGGCCGCAGCAGCGGCGAGGCCAATGGCCGAACGCGCCACGGCGCTGGCCGTGTCTTCATTGGGGGTCATGGGGGCTCCGGATGGTTCGATGAGGTGGCCAGGGGTTGGCCGGACTGGCTGAGAAGCGCGAGGCACCAGGGTTTGACGGGCAGCGCCATGCTGCCGGCACGAGTGATCCCCCGGCCCGGCCGCGCAGAGCCTGAGATCACGACAGGAGCTGCAGCGCGGTACTTGGCACCACCAGCAAAACCCAGCTGACGGCGCCAGGCTTATTGACGGTACGGTTTGCTCCGCCAGCATGCCGCCTGCCTTGCCTGCACCGCCGCAGCGGGTTGTATCAGCGGCAGCTACTTCACGCGCAAATAGCCAACGGCAGACGTTGCCAGGTTGCTGTAGTCGTCGTACACCGGCGCTGCAACTCCCACGTAATCCGCCTGATTGAAATCGGGAATGCGCAGAATGGTCGACACCGCATAGTTGTGCGGCAACACATAGCGCCCGGCATGGCAGTACCAGGCTTGCGAGATGGCCGGTTTGACGCTGAGCCAGCGCAGCCGCCAGTTGATGCCATCGTTGCTCCAGGCCAGTGCAGGGAAAGCACCGTATGACGACGCGAAGCCAAGATAAGCACGACTGGCGTCGTGCGAAAGACGGAAAAAGGTCTGCCCGATCAAGGTGGCGTTGAACGGCAAGGTACGCGCCTTCCAGCCGCTGAAATCGCTGGTGGTGTGATAAGCCGGCGTATTGGTCATAAACATCCAGCTGCCCGCAGCCCATGCTGCCTGGCCATAGGTTGCGGGCAGGGTGAAGCTGTTGAACGTCACGCCATCGGCCGACCAGTACGCTCCGGGCGAACCACTCTGCAAAATGACAAAGGTATTGCCCCCCGCATACACCGCAGGCTGGGCACCGATGCTAATTGCCCGTGGCGTCGCCGTGGCACCATCCACCGTGGTGACCGCCGTGGCGGTGCTGCCATTCTGCACCACGAACAGCGCCTGATTCGCCGTCGCCGCAGCACGGATCTGGCCGGACAGCGTACCCGACGGGCCATTGGCACCCGCAGTGTAGCTGGTTCCCGTGGTCGACCAGGCCAGCCTGGATGTCGCACCATCATTGCCGGCAATAATGAAGCGACCGCTGGCGGCCACCCAGGCCACTGCATGCACCGGCAGGCCCAAACCAGGATTGACCAGGCTGTAGCTTGCCCCCCAGTCGGTCGATACCAGCACCGAAGTGCTGCCAGTCGTAACGACAACACTCCCTGCACCATTGTCGGCCGCCTGGATGACCGTGATGTTGGCGCTGTTGCTGGCCAGCAACCCCGACACCTTCAAATGTTCCAGCTGGGCAGCAGCCGGATAAGCACTAGCTGGCAAAAAAGAGCCGCTGCGCAGCCACACCGAACCATCGGCCTTGACGACGGTATCACCCGATTCCGGCAGCCAGCTCATGTCGCCGATACTGCTGCCGCCCGACGTAGCGGTTGCCTGCGGCAAGCCCGCGTTATAAACACTCATCCCATCCCCCCTCAATACAAGGCCACAACCGGCGATAGCGACAGCCATGTCGGCAGTGCAGAGATCGCCGCCACCGGCGCCGCCACCAGCAAGGTGCCGGCGTCGAGCTTGAGCTCGCTGCGGATCAGCGCACCGTCGCGTACGTGGTTGAGCAGGCCCACGCTGGCCGACAGGCCGTCGCTGCCGGCGCTGGCCGGAATGGTGGCGCGAAAGCGCGGCGCCAGCTGGCAGATGCGCGTGCCGGCAGTCAGGCTGCCCACTGCGCTAAACGGCGTGCCGCTGACGGTCAACGTCTGGCTGGCCACGCCAGTCACGATGGCCAGCACGCCCTCGGCGGCCTGCGGCGCGGCATTGGCCGGCGCAAACAGCATCAGCAAGGCGCCGGCACGCCAGCCGTCGGCAATGAAATCGCCGCTGACGCGGGTAATGGTCTGTATCGTCACCGCCGCCGCGCCGGTGCTGGCGCTGCCCACCACGGTGCTCACGCTGGCCGTGTACAGCATCAGATCACGCGCGGTGGCATCGCTGCTGGTGGCGGTCAGGTCGATCAGCGTCGCGCCGCCATACAGCGGCGGGGTTGCGCCCGGCGCGGCCGGTTGCTGGTCAACCAGCACGCGGCCCACGGTGCCGCCGGCTGCCGTGAACGTGGTCGGCGGCAAGACCTTGAATACCGCCGGCAAAGTGCCTTCTATGGCCATGAATGTGCTCCCGGAATGTGCAAAGCCCCGCCCGCCGCGACGACGCGTGCGGCCAGGGCCAAGAATGTGAAATAAAACTGCACCGCTGCTGCATGCTCAAAAAACCGGCCAGTCCCCGGCAGGGTCAGCTGCCCGCCACGCCCTGCCGATACGGCAAGCCGCAGGCACTCACAGCAGGTTCCAGAACGCCAGCCGCGCCCGGCGCATCTGCCGTGCCCACGCCAGTTGATCGCTGGCGGCGATGCCCTGCAGATTCACCGCCTGCACCACCCAGCCGGTGGTGGCCAGCTGAGTGCTGTTGTCGCCGGCCTGCGCATGCGGGCCGCGCGGCGTGCCGCTCAGTTGCGGCGAATCCAGCGGCGCGCGGGTGGCAAAGCTCTGCAAGGTGGTCTGGTAATCGGCCTCGGTCAGCTCGAAGCCGCGCCGCGTGGCCGCCAGCAGCTGGGTGGCCTCGTAGCTGCCGACGATGGCGCCGGGCAGATAGTTGTAAGTCCAGTCGAAATAGCGGCTCACCGCACACTCCCCCTCGGTGTCACATAAACCGTGGCCGCGGCCACGCCCCAGGCCGGCGATGCGGCCGACTGCTGCACCAGCATCAGATCAAAGCTCTCGGCCACGCCGCTCAGGTTGGCAGCCACCTCGGCATACATGCCACCGTCGTAGCGGGCGCTGTCGAAGGCCGCCTGGTCGTACAGGCCGCCGGCGCCCAGCGCGCTCAAGGCATGGTCGGACGGTGTGCCGCGCCCATAGTCGTAATCGACGCGCAGCATGAAATCGGTGGGATTGCCGCGCAGCATCTGCAAGGCCAGCCGGTGCAGGCGGCAACGCAGGCCACGATTGGGCACGGCAAAGGCCAGCCGCAAGATGGCGGTGATGCTGGCGCCGTCAAAACTGGTGCCACTGTCGATGCGCACCACGCGGCCGTTATCCAGCCCGGCAAACAGCACTTCCTTGCCGCCGCTGTCGCGCCAGCTGCCGGCGCACACCACACGCGACGGGTAGCGCGTGCGCATCGCGTCCACGCTGCCGTCGGTCATCACGGTAAAGGTCCAGATCACCCGGTCGGCCATCACTAGCCGCAGCTGGCTCTTGTCGCGCGACACAAAGGCAAACTGCGCCTGGCTTACGTCCAGCAACGGCTGCACCTTGCGGCTGAGCACCGCCGAGGCAAAGTCGCCATAGGCCTGCGTGGCCTGCAAGGTGGTCAGGCCGTCGCCGCTCATGTAATACAGCTCGCCCGAGACCTCGCGCGCGCTGTCCAGGCTTGCCCCGGCCGCCTGGCTGGCGATCTTTACCTGGAAATCCTGCTGGCTGCTGCCATACAGCAACAGCACGCGGTCGCGGCAGGTCATCACCATCACCTCGCCGCGATAGCTGACCAGATTGGTCGCCTCGTCGCCCAGCGCCAGCTCGCCCGCCCCCACTTTGGCCATGAAAGTCAGCGGGTCACCCAGCCCGCTGTACTGCACCGAGCCGCCGGCATAGGCCAGAAACAGATAGTTGCGGTGCGCCGCCACCAGAAAGGGCTTGTCGCTGGGCATGCCGGTGCGGATCTGCGCAAACACCGTGCCGTCGAACTCGAAGGCCGGGTTCACCCCGTCCACGCCGTAGATGCGCACATTGCCGGCCGCGCCGCCAAAGTTGTAATTGGCGCTGCGATAGCTGCCGCCCGGCAGCAACACCGGCGCGGCGGGCAGGCTGGCCACATTGGCGCACACATTGCCGCCGATCTTGATGGTTTCACCCACCTGCCAGTTGCCGGTGATGTTGCCCAGCACCACGCTGCCGGCCGCACGGCTGGGCGTGCCGCTCCAGTCGCCATTGTTGACCAGCACGCGCAGCACCAGCGCCGTCGCCCCGCTGGTGCCGCCGGTAATCGTGGCCCCCTGGGTGATCTTGTTGGTAAAGCCGTTGTTGAAGCCCATCGCCGGCGACAGCGCCACCGGCTGCCAGCCGCTGCTGCCGGCGCGGTACAGCACGGCCGCCGTCGCCGCCGCATTGTCGCGCACCGCAAACAGCGTGCCGCCCAGATACATCAAGCCGCGCAGCGGACCACTGCCGGGTACTTCCACCGGGCTGGCGCTACCGTCGTAACAGGTATAGCCGTCGATGCGACGATAGCCACCCTCGCGCACCGCCTCGAAGTTCTCGGCAAACAGCACCTCGCCCGGCTGCACCGCCGCAGCCGGGTCGGCCGCGTTGTAGCCGCCGCGCAGGGCAAAGGAAATCGGCTGCCACTTCATGCCAGGGGCCTCACATCCCAGCGCACCAGTTCGCCGCTGGGGTTCACCAGCCGCGCCAGCATGCGCAGATAATTGGCCTGCGCGGTCTGGTAGACCTCGCTGGCGCTGTCAAAGCCGGCATACAGCATGGCCGCACGCCAGACGATGAGCAGATGATCCTGCTCGTCGGGCAGGATGGGCACATCGCCGTCCGCCTGCAGCTGCTGCGCCTGGCGCAGATAATCGAACTCCAGCAGCGCATCGCGCGCCAGCGGCCGGTCCAGCCGCAACTGGCGCTGGAAATCGACCGCCAGCAACGCGGGCGTGCCCGCCGCCGTGCCGTTGCGCAGCTCCACCAGCGGGCGCAGCTCGTCCCAGGTGCGCCACGACAGCGGCACGACGCGATCCGGATAAACCAGCCGCGCATAGCTGATATCGGGCTGGCGCAGCGGCGGCGTCAGCACCGCCAGGCTGGCCGACTGCACCCCGGCCGCCAGCGGCAGCGAGGCGCGGCACAACATGAAAGGCAGCGGATCGGACTGGCGGCTACCCTGGATCTCGCTCCATGCCTCGGCCACCCAGTCGACAATGCGCCGCTCCATGCCGCGCTGGCCACTCACCCCGGCCGGCCCCTCGCCGGCCAGCCCGCATTCGCGCCAGGTGCGCTGAACCAGTTGCAGATAGTTCATCAGTCGTCGGCAAAGCCGTGGAATTGATACGGCAGCGCCGGCACATCCAGCGACAGCAACTCGTGGCCATCGTGATAGAAATTGGTCTGCAAGGTGTTCTGCAGCTGCTCCAGATAGGGCAGCGGCACCGCCACCTTCACGCCGCGCTGCAGCTGGATGGTCTGGCCGTTGATCGACAGCGTCGGCTCCTTCACCGCCAGCGGATCGGACGACTTGGGAATGGTGATCCAGGCACGCTTGTAGCCACGCACATCGGGGTTGGCAAAATCGGCCGCGCCGGTCGCCGGCTCGGCGGCCGGCACGGCAGCGCCGTCGCCGTCCAGATTGAGGACGGCCGGATCGACAGCCGGATCGGCATTCTTGGCAATACGGGTCATGATGGCTCCGAAGAAAAGAAAACCCGCCAGCGGCGGGTTGATTTGGCATTGCAACTGCGGCCCACCCCGGGCCTGCGACCAGCAGCAGCCCAGTCGCGGGCGGCGGAGAACGGCCATGGCGACGCACAGCGCATCAAGCCCCCGGCCCAGCCGGGCGCCAGACGATGGCGGTGAGCGATGCATGAGCATGCGCTAGCAGGCGCAGCGCGAGGGAGCAGAGTACGTTTGAAGAGCGCGACGCCGCCCAAGCCCCCACCGCGCGATGGCAGCAAACAACACCACAAACCCTGGCAAAAACCCACACCTCACCCTCCCCCACAACCACCCTGTGCCACGAACGAGCGTCAGCGAGGCTCCCTCGCGGCGGCGAGGGCGGGGGGTGTGGAATCAATCTGGGAGGCGCCGTTGCCTCGCTTGCCACAACACGCCAGCCCCCGGCTTGGCCGGGGGCTTGATGCCATGTCAAACAGCAACGACAAACAGCAAAAAAGCAGGCGCCTAAAGGTCAGTTACCGCCGTCTCAACCCGCGCCAGCCACAGCTGGTTCAGGATCACCGACGCGTAATAGCCCTTCCAGCCCACATAACCCTTCTGGCCCAGGATGTCGCTCTTGTCGATCTGGTCCGGGTTGATGATCTTGGGCTCGACCGCGCCACGGCCCTTGAGCGGCACGTGCGCATACGCGCTCTGGCCCACCACGATGATGGGGTAGACATCGGCGCTGGTGCCCGAGGTCGACTTCATCGTGCCCTTGGCGCCGCCGGTATCGGCCCACGGCGTCAGCATCGGCGAGGCAATGAAGCGGACGTTCTCCACCGTGCCCAGCTCGAACTCGCTCACCGGCTTGCGGTTGCCGTACGAGGCCACCGGCACGAAGCCGGCCAGGTTGCGCACATCGGCCGACACATCGGTATGGCAGAACGCGATATAAGCCGCCTCGATGCCGCGGGTGGCATAGTTGGGCGAGGCATCCAGCATCTTGGTCACCGGCTGCGAGCGGTTGCTCTGCAGAAAGCGCACCACTGCGCGCAGCTTGTTCAGCGTGATCGGCGTGTTCACCGCATTGCGCGCCGCGCCGTTCACGTAATAGACCGACGTACCGGCCTTGAGCACGCCGTAGCACACCGCTTCCATGGTGTCGGCAATCTGCTTGCCGGCGATGTCGCACGCGTCATTGAGCACCGGGTCTTCGCACAGGTCGGCGATCTTGTCGGTGATTTCGATGATGTCGCCGTACTGCTGGATCTGCACCGATACATCGCTGTAGCTGATCGGCTTGGTGGTGGGCGATACGCTCTCGGTCAGCGGCGTGGTGGCCGGCGCCAGCAGGTTGGGGCGGCGGAACTTGATGTTGTCCGCCTTGTTCTTCGGCAACGGTTTGGTATCGCCAAAGAGGTTGAGTACCGTCACCACCGCCGCCGTATCCAGCATCTTGGCTTCGGCATAGGTATTGGTACGTTGCGAGATCGCGGTGTAATTGGCACCTGGCATCGTGAAACATCCTTATCAATTTCGCCGCTGTTTGTTCAGCTGATTGGCGAAGTGGGAAAAGAGGGCTTCCGGGTCATCGGCCACCTCGTCGGCGGCAGGGTTGCGGCGCGTCGGCGGCGTGGCGGACTGCGCCAGCTGCTGCCGGCGTTGGGCAATCACCCGGGAAACCTGCGCAGAACGCGCGGTGTGGTTGTCGAAGTTGACCAGCAGCGCCATGGCATCGCTGGCGTCCGAACTGGCGGCCAGTGCGCGCACGCCAGGCGGCTGGTGCTGCAGCCAGTGGGCAAACTCCGGCCGGGCAATCTCGTTGCGCCAGCCGGGGCGTGCCTGATCCAGCGCCTGCGCCTGCAGCGCCTCGTGGTCATGGTGAATGGCCACGATTTCCTGCTCGATGCGCGCACGCTCCTCCTGCGCCCGCCACACCTCATGCTGCTGCATGTTGTGCACTGCCTTGGCGATCACCGGAAAATCGTGATTCAGCTCGGCCAGCTCGTCCTGCCGCACGAACTCCTGCGGCTGCACGTGGCCCAGGCGTTTTTGCAGCGCGGTCAGCCGCCCCTGGTCGGACGCCAGCCGGCGCTGCACCTTGGACAGCTCGTGCTGCAGGCGCACCTGCTCTTCGTCGCTCTGGTCATCCTGCTGCTGGCCGGCCGCAGCCGGCCGGGCCGACTCGCCGGCAGGCAAGCCGTCGCCGCTGGCGCCCTCATGCGGCACGTCGGCGGCGGGCTGTACGGGCTCGCCGGCGTTGAGTGCGTCGCTGAAAGCGGCAAAATCGGCATCGGCCTGCGTATCGAGCGGGTCGTGCGTCAGGTCTTCATACACTTCGGACATGCTGTTTCCTCGTCAGATCACGGACGGTGGGTGCCGGCAAAAAGCGGGCATGAAAAAACCGCCTTGCGGCGGTGGATGGGTGCCTGCACTGCCCAGGGCCAGTGCAGACTGTGCGTGGTTCAAACCACAGCAAGCGCCCGGCAAAGACGAGTGCTGCTGCGGATATCAATACATCCCGCCATCCCCTCCGGGCGGGGGCGGCGGGCTTGCGGCGGCGGCCGGCAGCTCGGCCAGCAAGCGGCGCAAGATGGCAATCTGGCCGCGCAGCTCGGCGCTGACGAGCTCGGGCAGGCCGCTTTGTTCCAGCCGGGTGCGCAGCCGTTCGATCTGCTGCGCGCAATAGGCGCTCACGTCATCCCATTCCGGCGTTTTCATATGCCCTGCCCGCCGTTATGAATGGCATAGGCCAGCTCGGCGTTCTGGCGCTGGTTTTCCGCATCGATCTGCAGGCGGATGTTGTCCGACTGCGCTTGTGCCTGCGCCAGCGACAATTGCTGGCGCACGCCCAGCTCGGTCAGCTTGCCGTGCGCGGCCTGCGCCGCCAGCTCGCGCTGCAGCGCCAGCTTTTGCATGTGCAGCTGTGCATCAAGCTGTTGCTGTGCCTCATCGTGCTGCAACTGCATCTGCAGCCGCTCGGTCTGGCCTTGCTGCGCGAGCTGCGCCGCGGCAATGCGCGGATCGGGCGGCGGCGGTTGTTGCGGGGGCTGCTGCTGCGTGGCCTGGTGCAGCTGCGCGATCTGTTGGTCGCTCAGCACAAAGCGCGCCTCCAGCCCCAGCAGGCGGAACAGCTCGCCCAGCATTTCCAGATGCTTGCCCGACTGCACCATCTCCGGCACCTGCGAGGCCATCTGGTAGGCCTGCATCAGGCGCTGGATCTGCTCGTCGCGCTGCATCAGCGCCGCCGTGCCGCGCGCAATCACCTGGAAATCGCCCTTGATGTCGGCGCGCTGGTTGTACTGCATGTTCCAGTTGTACCAGCGCGTGATCAGCGGCTTGGTGATCTCGTCGTCAAAGTTCTTCACGATGCGGCGCAGCACCGTATTGGCCGCGTTGATCAGGATGGTCATGCCCTGCGCGGTCTTGGTGGCCGTACCCTGCTGGCCGGCGGCAATCTGCGGCAGGCTGGTTTCCTCGTCGGTCAACAGGCGCGACAGGTTGAACAGCTCCAGCAGCGGGCCGATATTGCACGGCACGTCGAAGAAGTTGATCGCGCCGCGCACGTCGGCGTTCAGCTCGTCGGTATCCACATACCAGGTCTTGCGCGGCCGTACCGACCAGTTGCCGTCCTCGGGCTTCACCACCCGCTTGTTGACGATGGCCTGCACGCCGGCCGCCAGCCCGCCGTTGTCCATCAGCATGCGCCAGGCTGCATTGGCCGATGCCTGGCTGCCGCGCATCAGGCGCGGAATGCCGATGCCGAACAGCGACACATCCGAGCGCTCCAGCACGAACACGCTGTACGGCCGCTCGCCCGCCTCGTGCGGGTTCATGATGGCCTTCACCACCGTACCGTTGACGAAGGTCACGATCACGTCCAGATCGATCAGCTCGGCCGCATCGCCCTCGGGCAGATCAAAGCCGCAGGCGCGCCAATCCTCGACGCTGAGTGCGCCGTGGTACTCCCACACCTCGTAGCGGTTTTGCGTGGTTTCGCTCAGGCCGGCAATGCGGCGCAGCTCGCCCAGGTGGCCGGTAGTCACGCTCATGCGCTCGGCCCCGCCGGCCAGTATGCTGGCCACGCGGTCGGCCATCACGCCGGGCTGGCGTGACAGGTGGCGCATCTGCCGGGCCGTCAAAAACGAGCGCTCGAAAATGAAATCGCAATCCTCGATGCGCAGCGCCGAGGCATCGGGAAAGAAATCCCACAGGTTCACCATGCGCAAGGTGGGCTGCAGCGCGGTGCTGGGCCGGCCGACGTGCACCGTGGTGGCGCCGTCACTCAGCGGCTCCCAGCTCACGCGCTGGCGCGCTTCCACCACCGGCCCCTTGAGAATGCCGGTGCCGTAGATCGCCGCCTGCTCGATCACGTCGCGCAATACGCCGGCGTAATTGGCCTGATCCAGCTGATCCTGCATCTCTTCGGCCATGGCGCGGCAGCGCTTGTCGGCAATGCTGCGCGCCAGTTCTTGCGCCTGTTCGGGCGTGAGCTGCGCCGGGTCGACCTGCATGGCCTGCAGCTCGTCGGCATACAGCAGCAACTCGGGGCGCGGCGTGGCGTGCACGCCGTAGTTGGTATCGTCGGTCGGCAGCAGGATGTCGCACAGCCGGCCGATCAGCGTATTCACCTTGGGCCGGGTCAGGTTCACAAAGGCCTGGCTGCCGCCGACGCGGTCGATGCGTGCCAGTGTCTCGCGGTCATATTGCGAATTGAACTGGCGCAGGTCATCCAGCCAGCGCGCCTCCAGCGTGCTGCGCCTGGCCACCGTCTCTTCGGCCAGCTTTTGCAGGGTGCCGCCCAGCATGTCGATCGCGTCGTCGCGTTCGCGCTGCTGCTCCAGCAGCGCCTGCGGGTCGAGCACGGCGGTGTCCAGTTCCAGCAGCAAGGCCGGCGCAGCGCCGGCCAGGCCGCCCGGCAAACCCGGTGCAGCAAATGCGTTATCCATGTGTCTCCATTACCCCGGGCTGCGATGCACGCGGGTGAGTGATTCAACGGGTGTCTTTGCCCGCCACCGATGCGTGGCGGCGGCGAGGGCGGGGGCGGGGGCGGCATGCAGGGCAGGCCATGCATACCGACAATGGATGCCCTCCCTGCGAGCCACTGACGAGCGGAGCGAGGCGCCCTCGCGGCGGCGAGGGCGGGGGGCGTGGCATCAAGCAGACGCGCGCTCAGTACCCCGAGTACGCATCCCCCACCAGCGGCTGCCCGCCGGCCGGCAGCTGCGGCCTGGGCTTGGTGATGGCCTTGCGGCGCATCATCCACGCGTAGCGGGTGGCGCTCAGCCGGTCGTCGTTGCGCTTGACGATGCGGCCCTGCTCGTCGCGGTGATACAGGCGGAATTCGAACAGCCAGTCCTCCAGGTGCGAAAACACCTTGAAGCGGCCGGTCTGCATCATTTCCAGCATTTCCAGGCAGCCCGCCTCCACGCTGTTGCTGCCATCGGCAAAGGTGGCGCGCTCGCGCAGCAGCGGCAGCCCCTGGCGGCGATACTGGTCGGCCAGCGTCTCGCCGGTGCCCTTCTCGTGGTTCAGGCCGTCGTGCGGCCACGCCACCGGAATCCAGCTGCCGCGCGGCTTGATCGCGGCAGCGTGCACCAGCGGCGTCGTCTCGCGCTCGGCATAGCAGTCATACACATAGACCGTATCGCTATCGCGGTCCCACGCCAGCCACACCGCAGCAAACGGGTGATCCCAGCCAAAATCGATGCCGCAGATGCGCGGCCAGTGCGGCGGCAGGCGGAACGGCGTGCACAGCAGCGATTCCTCCGCCACCGGAAACACCCGCCCGCGCCCCATGGTGGGCGTGCCGCGCGTGCGTGCATTGCGCTCGTGCACCGGGTAGCTGGCAATGATGCGCGCGCGCTCCTCGGCGCTGTAGTGATCCACATCGTCGATGGTCATGTTGATCACCACGCAATCGTCGTTGAACGGCGTGGGGTAAAAGCGCATCACCGTGCTGGACATGCCCAGCAGCGGCGTAAAGGTCAGATACACCAGCCCGCCGGTGGCATTGGTGCGGGTGATCGCCTCCATATAGATATCGTGCGGCGGCTCTTCATCCAGCCACACCACGTCGACGGTATCGGCCTGCCACTTGCTGCGGCCCTGGTCATAGCTGTTGAGCTGCAACACCGACTGCCCGCCGCTGGCGTGCTTCACCACGATGGACGACACCGCATCGGGCACGCCCGGCTTGGATGCCACCTTGACGATGGCCGCCTTGGGGATATACCCCGTGCCGTGGCGCGCCTTATCCTCGGGCGGGCCCAGCAGCAGGCGTTGCACGCCCTTCTTGGTCAGCTCGGCCGATTCCGACCCGCACATCGCGCGCACCGGGCGATCAAAACGCCGCCCCTGCCACCAGTCCGGGTACTCACCCGTCAGGTGCATGGCCATTTCTGCCGCGCCGGCATAGGTCTTGCCCAGCTGGTTGCCGGCCATGAACAGCCGCTCGCGGTAGCGCCCGCCCGCATCATGAAACGCGCGCTGGCGTGCATACGGCTGGTAATGCTGCAGCAAATGCTCGCGGCGGCGGCGGTCCAGCTCCTCCAGCAACAACAGCAGATCAAGCGTCGCCAAGGGCGTTGTCCTCCAGCAAGGCGCGCACGCGCTCGTGCAGCTGCGCCTGCGTCAGCCCCGCATACGGGTTCTGCTCGCGCGGCTCGTCCACACTCAGCGCCTGCCGCTCCACATTCACCAGCTTGGCCAGCACCGTGGTCAGCTCGTTCAAGGTACCGGCATGGCCCGGCAAGGCCACCGCCCGCTGCATGCGCGTGCGGCGCGTGGCCGCCTTGTCATCCTGCGTATCGGCCTCGATGTCCGCCTCGATTTCGGCGCGGCACAGCATGCCCTGCTCCAGATCGTCGAACAGCCGTTCCAGCAGCGCCCGGCCCCGCGCCGCCAGCTTCAGATGATTGCTCACCAGCGCCACCGCGCGGTTGCTGGCATCCTCGACAATCTCGGCCGCGCTGCCGCCCGCCACCGGCCCTGCCTGCAGCTTGGCGCGCGTGGCCTGCTGAATCTGCCCGGTCAAATCGGGCACCACGCCGTGCTGCTTGAAATAACGCCCCAGCGACGTCGCCGGAATCGCCGTCTCCAGCGCAATGCGCGCCACCGGCATGCCAGCCCGACGCAGCGCCACCGCCCCATCCCAATCACGGGCCGTTTTGTTGCCGGTCATAAGCATCCCAAAAGAAAAACCCCGCCAGCGCGGGGCAACCGTACAAGCGCTCTGCCTTGAAATGGACACAGCAATTGCACACTAACGAAATGGAGTTTAACAGCGGACTGATGCATATTCAGGTGTGTAACACATGATGAATGCACAGCGCCCAATACATGTGCAAGGCAGCTTGTTTCCTTGCGATGGCGGGTATCTTGATGCTGACTTGCTCACCAGATCAGCGCTACCACTGCACTGCAGACGCAGCAATTGCACGGTAGCAAAACAGAGTTTAGCAGTTTACCAATACACCATCAAGTGTGTAATATATGCCGAATGTGTGTAGCACCTACACCAAGGCAGTGATGCACAGGCCGTCAATCGCACAGTGAACTGGCCTTGCATCGCTCAATGCAAGATTCAGGAATGGCCGACGATGTCCCCAAGCTTTCGCACCTGCAAACCACCTCGCGATGGTTCATATTGAGAAGGCTGCAGCAGGCTGGTCATGGCGATTTGAAACGAGGAGCAACGGTGAAAGTAACGATCAATAATTTAGACGTCGACGACATATTTCTTACTGTGACCGATCTCAATTCAGGCAGCGACAAACCCATTCTTGTGCGCGCGCAACTGGACTACGGCCAGCATCAGCTGCTGATGGTTGTTGCAGACCAAGCCGGTAGAGGACAAATCGAGTGGGTTGCCGAAGCGGCCAAAACACATCGAGCACGCATCGAGACGGTTTCCTTCAATGCCGGGGAAATCATCAGCGTGAAAACCTGATCAATCTCGCAAACCGGCGCAGCGCGCCAGCGCTCAAAGCAGGCGCGCCAGCTGCTCGCGTTGTTCCACCAGAAAATCGATCAGCGCCCGTATCTTGGCGGGCATTTGTGCGCGTGAGGGGACATACAGATAAAAGCCCGGAAACGGCGGGCACCACGGCGCGCGTCAACGATGGCTACAACTGGTTCGGCCGCCAGCCGGAACAGGTCTTGTCCTACCTGGCCAGATACGTGAATCAAGAGCCGCCAACAAAACCCGGCTGGCTGCGTTGTACTCACTTGCCGTGCGTCTTGTACTGTCTGCGTTTCGCACGCCTTGTCAGCACCATTCCACTGGGTTTTGTTAGCCGCTCTAAACACCCGCCCGCACCCAGCGGGCACCCCGGCCAAGGCCCCGGTCTAGCCGGGGTGCCCCTGCCAGCCCAAGCCCCCGGGGCGTAGGGCGCAATGAGCAACGCGAATTGCGCCGCAGGAACAACGCCCAAGGCAACATCACCCCCGCAGAAACCCCGGCGCAATGCGCTGCGCTTAGTACCGCTAACAAAGCACTGCTGGCGGCGTTGTGTCGCTGGCCGTACGCCTTGTACTGTCTCGTTTCGCATGCCTTGCCAGCACCGCCAAGCTGAATTTTGTTCGCGGCGCTTATTGCCCCCTGCGCCACTACACCAGTTCAAGCAAGCAGCCGCAGCCCCCATCACGCCGGCATCACCGTGCAACGGCCAGCACCACTCCAAACACCACAGCCCACACCGCCACGATGCACATCACGCCGATACCCAGCGGCTTGCCCCGGCACGGGTAATCCTTGCCCCAGCGCTCCTTCACCTGGCATACGGGCGGTTGGCCACGAAATAGCACACCAGCGGATACAAAACATCCAAAGCCTTGCCATCACCAACACATACAAAATCAAATATTACATCACACTTGTATTATTGTAATTTATTGTTAGGATTTGGATACGCACGTGCGCCAAGCATGCCGCAACAGGACGACCGTCCTGCGGCGTCGGTACCCGTCATTGCCCGCACCCGCAACCCAAGAGATTGCAATGCAGATCGCCGCCAACTGGCTCCCCGCCAGCGCCACCGTCATCGATACGACAGCCAAAACACTGCCGGCCAATGCCGACGTACAAGCGGCAGTGGAAAAGCTGCACACGCTGCCCGAGGGCACGCCGCAGGGCACCACGGCGCAAACGGTGGAATACACGGACGAAGAACGCACACAATGGTTCAAGACGCATATTTCAGACCCGCTGAACAATGCACGCACTTCGCTGGAAACCATCAAGGTTCGCCTCGATGCCCTGCAAAAGAAACTCAACCAGCAGCGCCCCGATCTCGCCCATGCCCAGTGGGATTTCGCGCTCAAGGGCGGCAAGCTCAGCGTGGTCAGCAATGATCTGTCCGATCAGGACAAGGCCTGGCTGGAAGGCCGCCTGAATGCCGACAAAACCATGCAGCAGGCGGCCAGGACATTCAGCGATGCCGCCATAGGCCGCTATCAGCAAACGCCAGACAACCTGCGGGTGGCCACGCGCTTCAATGCCAACAATGAATATGCCACGGCCAGGCAGCAAATCGACGACGGCGCGCTGCGCCTGAAAGCCATCATGGCCGATTCCACCAATCTGGGCCGGCGCGGCCAGCAAAAAGTGGACGACGGCCACTACTACAACGCCATTTTCGTCGTGGGCGATTACCTCACCCCGACGAAAATCGATACCTACGCCTGAGCACCATGCAGATTCCGGCTAGCTACAGCTTCATCGCCACCACCAGCCCGCTGCCCAAGGCCAGCAAGGTGCTCGCGCTGCCGCCCGATCCCGACGCGCAAGCGCCCCCCCAGGGCGCAATAAGAGCCGCTAACAAAACCCAGTGTAGCGGTGCTGGCAAGGCACGCGAAACGCAGACAGTACAAGGCGTACGGCCAGTGAGCGTAACGCCGCCAGCAGGGTTTTGTTAGCGGCTCCAAGCAACGCGCATTGCGCCGCCAGCACCGCAAAACCGTCCGCCTGCGCATCACGCCGGCATCACCTTGCAACGGCCATCACCAGTCCAAACACCACAGCCCACACTGCCACGATGCACAGCACGCCGATGCCCAGCGGCTTGCCCCAGCCCCGGCGCGGATAATCCTTGCCCCAGCGCTCCTTTACATACTTGGCATGCGGCCGGTTGGCCGCGAAATACCACACCAGCAGATATGGAAAAGCCAGCTGCGGAATGGCCAGCATGACCAGCACAACCAGCGCGCTGACGATCACCCACACTTTGGCCCGTCTTGCTTCCTCCTCGTCACCGATTGCCACCCAGTTCTTGTAGCCCAGGATGGCGCCAAACACCGGCGTGAACAGCAGGCTCCAGTTGCCGGCAGCGTCGGGGTTCCACAGCGCGGGGGCCTCACCGCCCTGCAACGGCGCGGTGCTCAGGTCGGCTTTTGAGGGTGCATAGATATTGTCAGTCATCGGGTCTCGCGGGCTGGGGCGCTTCAAAAATAAGCGTAGCCATTATAAGTAAAGGCATGCCGCTGCGCAGAACAAACTTGCCATTTTTGTCAGTCATTTCAGCAACATACTGATATGCTGTACAGCTATTGGCGACAGGCTGGCAGTACCTGGTACGCCATCGGGCAGCGTACCGGCACGGCGCGCTGCGCACCCCGGCAGTCCTGCACAGCGAGGGCAACATGATCTACGTTACCATCCGCAACAGCGGCTTCGACCCGTTTACCCTGTGGGTCTATGACGGCATGGACAGGCCTGGCAGTCCGCCCATTCTGACCAACACACTGCTCAATCCCGGCCAGCACGTGCGCGTGATGGCGCGCCAGAACAGATACGGCCAATGCTTCCTGTCCTGCACCGCGGACGACACGCGCACCGGATTTTCCCGCACCCAGGTACTGATGCAGCCCAGCAACCCCGTCATCGACTTCCAGTTCTGGCCACGCCTTACCACCCGCACTCCTGCGCTGCCGCAGCCGGGCTGAGCCACGCTGTGCCGGCCATCCCCGGCCCATACGGCAGCACCACCAGCAACGTTAGCAACACCAAAAAGAGGACAACATGCTTGGCGTTTCCTTCCGCTACAGGGGGGCCAGCAGCATCAGCCTGTCAGCCCATGACGGCAATGCACAGGGGCACGCGGCCATCCTGCTCTCGGGCGTTCATTTGCTCCCCTTCAAGCCAGTCTTGGTGCGCCCGCGCCTGGATCGCTTCGCCCACTGCAGCATCTTCTGGTCGGCAAGAGACCTCCGCACCGGGCACGTCAAAACCGGCCATGTCACCGGCCCCTGGATACAGACCGTCGACATATGGCCTTTCTAAGCACGGCTCACAAAGCGCTGCTGGCTGTGCTCACTGGCCAGTACGACAAGTGAGCGTAACGCCGCCAGCAGGGTTTTGTTGGCGGCTCCAAAGAGAGAACAACATGCTTGGCATCACCTTCCGCAACAGAGGGCCCTTCAATATCAGTCTGCTGGCCAACGACGGCTATGCACGCGGAGCAGCCTCCCTGCTGCTCACGGACGCACATCTGGGCCCCAACCAGACCATTGTGGTACGTCCGCACCTGAATGGGCTCGCTCAATGCTACATTTCCTGGTCGGCAAGAAACCTGCAGACAGGGCATGTCAAATTCGGTCAATACAGCGGCTTCTCGATGCACACCATCGACATCGGGTACTTCTAAGAGCCGCTAACAAAACCCAGTGTAGCGGTGCTGGCAAGGCACGCGAAACGCAGACAGTACAAGGCGTACGGCCAGTGAGCGTAACGCCGCCAGCAGGGTTTTGTTAGCGGCTCTAAGCACCCGCCTGCACCAGCCAGCGCAGCGGCGCGCGCCGATGTATCACCTGCCGCTGGTGTATGCTGAACGCATCATGAGCACCCCGCATACCATCGCCCCCGGCGACGCGATTGCCGCGCTGGCCACCGCCGCCGGCCTCAGCGCCGAAGCCGTCTGGACCCATGCCGACAACGCCGCGCTGCGCCGCCAGCGCGAGGTACCGCAACAGCTGCAGCCGGGCGATGTGGTGCGCATTCCGCAGGCCGAGGCCAAAGCCGTGGCGGCTGCCACCGGCCAGCGGCACATGTTCCGCCGCCATGGCGTGCCGGCGTTTTACCGCGCGCGCATCCTGGCGCACGATGGCACACCGCGCGCCAACGAGGCCTTTGTGGCCGATGTCGACGGGGTGGCGCAGCAAGGCAGCACCGATGGCGACGGCAAGCTGGAAATCCCGCTGCCCTGCGGCGCAAAGCAACTCACGCTCACGCTGGACAGCGACGGCCGGCAGATCAGCATTGCGCTGGCCCACCTGCAGCCGCCCGCCAACGCCACCGGCACGCAAATGCGCCTGCGCAATCTGGGCTACGTGTTGGGCGACGAAGACGGCGCCCCCGGCATGCTCACCCGGCTGGCGCTGATCGATTTCCAGGTGCAGCATGATTTGCCCGTTACCGGCGAAGACGACGCCGCCACGCGCGCTGCACTGGCGCAGGCGCACGATTTTCGCAGCTAAGCTGCCGCCAACCCTGCTGGCGGCGTTATGCTCACTGGCCTTGGGGCCGGGGCTCTATCTACGCTTCGCCTGCCTTGCCAGCACCGCTACACCGGGTTTTGTTGGCGGCGCCAGGCGCTGCCGCGCGCCATCAGCGCGGCAGCAACACCCCGCTCATTTTGTTTTGGGGTGAATTTCCAGATCCAGCAGCACCGGCACGTGATCGCTCACCTCCTTCACGCCATTGAGCACTTGCTGCAGCTGTGGATTGCCGCCGCCACCGCTCACCGGCACCACCAGCTCCTGAAAGCGGTCTACCGCGCCATCGTCAAAGAACTTCACCTTGAACAGCGGCCGCAGCGACTTGGGCATCAAGAACTCGAACAGCGGAAAACACCAGCCGCCAAAGTTGCGGGGCTGCAGCAGGCGCGCGTCGCAGCTTTTCGGGGTCAGCAAGGCAATCTTGTCGTAGGCCGCACACTGAAATGCATTGGTTGATGACCACATGCCCGCAGCAAAGTGCTCTTCAACACAGGGCTTGATCTTGGCACGCATCGAGGTGCGTGCCAGGTCCACCCCCTCCAGCCAGTGGCAATCGCCCATCACCTTGTGCATCAGGCCATCAAACTCGCTGAAAAAACGCGCCATCAGCTGGCGGTTGTTGTCCAGCTGCACGTTGTAGGCCAGCTCGCTCCACCTGTCGAACAGCGCCTCGGCCTCTTCGTCACTGTCGGCTTCTTCTATCTTCTTGGCATAATTGATTTCTTGTTTCACGTCGCCCACCTCGGTGTCGACATTGAAATCACCGGCAAATACCGTCTCGCGCGGCCAGGCAATCTTGGCGAAATTGGCAATCGCCAGCGGCACCTTCTCGCCATGGTGCGGCGCGGGGGCGTGAAAGGCGATCATGTCCAGCAACCAGTCCTCATCCACCTTGCCGCAGGTGCGGCCCAGCCGGCTGCCGCCCAGCTTGAACGTTACCCGCGCCGGCGCGCGAAATCCCGTCTCGGGCCACTCGACCCGGCTGTTGCCGGCGTCCTTGTGGATCAATTCAAAGGCCTGCACCGCCACGCCATCGGTGCGGTAGAAAAACGCATAGGTTTCGCTCTCGGTATGGAGCGCAGGGTCTAGCAGCAAACCCCAATTGCTGTGGGTAATCTGCTTGAGGCACTCGAAAATCCGCAGCACCTCCTTCTTGCCGGTGGGCACGCCGGTTCTGTGCTGCTCGGCAATCGCCAGCTTGGTTTGTTCCCACTCGTCCAGCTTGCGCAGGTATTCGTCATGCGCATCCTGCGCCTTTTGCGTCAATGCTGCGCCCCGGGTGCGGCGCGTTTCGCGTGGCAAGGGCGGCGGTTCGGGCTTTTTGGGCAAATGCGCCGCCAACTTCACCTCGAGCAAGGCGCAAATGTCCGGCGCCGCCTCGGCAATCACGCAGGCAATACGCAAGATGGCCATATCGCTGCGCTGCGCGCCGCGGCTGGGGCCGCCGCCCAGATCCTGCAAATTCCACGACATCACCCGCAAGGGCTTGGGCGGCGGCAGCACGATGGTGTCGCCCACACCGGTCGATTGCGCATCCACCCCGCTGCCGCTGGCTTTCACCACCGGCCCCTGCGGCGGCGGCAGATATTCGTGCAGCGGATCAAGCGGCTGCGGCTTTTTCAGCCGGTTCAGCTCGCTCTGCCGGTAGGCCATATAGGTTTGCATCTGCTGCTCGAACGCCCAGCGCTTGTCGATGCGCACCGAGCCGGGCGGCGGCTGGCCCAGATCATCGCAGGCCAGCACCTTGGGCAGTCCCTCCGTATCCAGCTCGAACGACAGCGCATGCCAGGTGCAATCGGGGCAAAGCCATTGGGCCTTGCATGCCTTGCACAGATAGGGCTTGCGGCTCTCGTGATACGCGCACGTACCCAAGCCCGCTGAAGCGGCGCCGCATGCTTCGCACTGCTGCACATCCATGATTAACCCCTTTCTTGGCGCCGCCAATAAAACCCTGCTGGCGGCGTTACGCTCACTGGCCGTACGGCCCGGTACTGCCTGCGTTTCGCGTGCCTTGCCAGCACCGCTACGCCGGGTTTTGTTCGCGGCGCTTGGCCAGCCGCTGCAGGCAAAAACCCAGGTGGCTGCCCGGCTTGTCCAGCGCCGGCGCGCGCGCAAAGCCGGTTTTCTGCAACACGCGCAACGACGGCGCATTGCCCGGCGTCACCACCGTGGTCAGCAACTGCAACTCCGGCCCGGCAAACGCCAGCTGCACCGCCAACCTGGCCGCCGCTGTGGCATGCCCCATGCCGCGCGCCGGCGCGGCAATCCAGTAGGTCAGCTGCGCCTGCGCGCCGCGCCGCACCACCAGCCCCACCTGGCCGACGAACTCGCCATTGCCATCCAGCACCGCATACCAGTTACCCAGCTGCCGCTCTGCATCCAGCAGCTGGCGCACCAGCAAGGCCGCCGCGCCGTACTCGTGCGCCATTCGCCCCACCGGTATTGCACGCAACGACGGATGCAGCACCGCCTGCGCCAGGGCAGCGGCATGCGCCTGCGTCATGGGGCAAATGCGGGTAGCGGCTGGGGGCGGCTGATCTGGCATGGCACTCCGGCATGGCGGGCCACAACGGGGGCCAGCCGCAGGCACTGTAGAACACCCCCGCAGGCCAAACAAGCCACCATGCCCCCGGTATAAAGAAGCCATAAAATTTGCCGCAACAGGTTTGCATCCCGCCGGGGCCGGCAAATAATCAGCTCAGGAGGACGGCCTACACGTTCCCGCCGCCACAGTGAAGGCGTCGGGCTAAAGCCGAACCGCATCATGCATACCGCAATTTGCCCTGCCGGGGCTGTCAAATCGCCACATCACCTGCGCCGCCGCTTTGGCGCGCGCCTCGGGCCGCTGGCCTGAGTCTGCTGCCCCTTTCCGTCTACTGCTGATCGCTGCATCTGCCTGACCGGGCGCTGCCATTGTGGCTGCGCCAGGGCAGCGGCTTGCCGGCGTATTCGCGGCCGTTTGCCGCGCGCGGTATTGCGCGGCGTTTCTGCACTGGGCCTGCCCGTGCTGCTGTGAGGTGTCATGAAAATCATCAAGGTGTTGTTCTCTTTGCTGTTGCTGCTGGCCACCGGCGCGTGGTTCGGCCTGATCGGCAACTTCGGCTTTCTGGCTACGCGCAGCGTGGTGGAAAGCCAGCTGCACGATAGCGACAGCGGCTATCTGTGGCTGCACGCGCTGCAGGGCGCGCCGGCTGCCGTATGCGTGCTGCTGCTGGCGCTGGTGCTGGCCGCGCTCTGGCACAAGGAAATCATCGCCCTGCTCAAGCAAGATCAAGGAGAAAAATGATGCGTACCCGTACCCCGCTCGTTGTTGCCACACTGGCCACCTTGCTGGCCGGCTGCAGCCACTATGCCAAAAACGAAATCGAAACCGTCGAGCCCAATGAAACCGCCTTCCTGATCCCGCTGCGCGGCGACAGCAAGCAGCAAACGCAAACCAACTCGATCGAATATCTGGAAAAGAACAAGATCCAGGCCAAGACGGTGGAGATTCCGCACCAGCTGGTGCGCCTGTGCGATTCAACCTTTCAGGCGGCAGACTGCCTGCGCGATGTGGCCATGTACCGCTTGATCAAGGTCTCGCGCACCCCCGTCAGCCGCGAATGGACCAAGGATCCGGGCACCGGCTCCAACCCGGCCGACGATGCGCTGCACGTCGAATCGGTGGAAAGCATCGGCTTTTACATGGGCGCCAGCGTGACCGCCCACGTCGCCGACGAAAACGCCGCGCGCTTCCAGTATTACTTTGCCGGCCAGCCGCTCAGCCACATCATCGACGACCAGGTGCGCAAATTCATCCTCACCCGGCTGTCCGAAAAAACCGGCGCCATGAAGCTGGACGAAATCCGCGCCACCCGCGCCAGCATGTTCAAGGGCATCCGCGATGAAACGGTGGCGCACTTTGCCGCCATGGGCGTCACCATCGACAACCTGGGTTACACCGATGGCATGAGCTACGAAAACAAGCAGATCCAGCAAGCCATCGACAAGCAGTTTGAAGCCTCTGCGCTGGCCGAAACCGCCCGCCAGCAAGCCCGCGCCGCCGAGGAATTCGCCAAGGCCCAGGCCGCCACCACCGCCATGGTCGATCTGGAACTGAAAAAGAAACTGGTCGATGCCCAGGTGGAAATGATGCACAAATTCAACGGCCAACTGCCCACCACGCTGGTGATCGGCGGCAACAGCGGCGAAGGCTTCGCCGGCGCGCTCACCGGCGCGATGCTGGGGAATCGCAAGTAGGGGGCAACGCCGCCACAAAAAGCCGCCGCCACACGCGCAGGGTGCAATAAGCCCGGCGAATTGCGCCGCAAGAAACACCAATGCACCCCGCGCAAACATCTGGGGCCACAGCCCCCTCAACCCCGCCGGGCAGGCAACACCCGCAATATCACCCGGCGGGCCAGCCCGCCTGCGCAGGCCAGCGGCACCCCCACCATCAACAAGGTACTCGGCGAACCGATCTCGAGGCCGAGTGATGTGCACGCCGCGCTCATCGCACCCCGACGCTGGTCGTGCAGGCAATCGAGCCACATGAACAAGCCGGTGACGACCGTGGACACCAGCAAGAAAGCCAGCCACTCCCCACCCGCCAGCGTGGGGTTGCGCTCCCAGTAGTACACGCACGCCGGCAACAACAGCCACAAGGTCATGCCCGGCGTGATCGCGTCCGCCCCATTGGGCGCCAGCGGCCATGGCGTGCCCAGCACCAACGCGGCAACCACGGCTGCCGCCAGCAGATTGGCCACGACCGTGCGCCAGTCGCGGCGCCATTGTTTCATTCCACCCCCTGCGCGCTTGTGCGCCATGCACCGTTGCCCGGCTCAATGCCCGGCAACAAACAAACCGGCAGCGGCCCGTCCAACGGCCGCCAGCGCCGTGCCTGCCAGAAAAGACCACACAAACAAACCCGCCCCCGCCCCGGCCAGATCAACCGGGCCAACAAACTGCTGCACCAGCCACTGCATCAAGCAGCTGGCCAGCGCAAAGGCCAATCCCACAAGGTAGGGCATATGGGCAACATCCTTGCGCAGCATCAGCACGATGGCCACGGCAGCCAGCAGCGGCGATGCCCCCATCAGGCACATGACCAGCCAGCCTGCATGCAATCCCAGCCACGGCGTAGCGATGCTGCAGAAAAACAGGCATTGCGGCAGCAGCATGATGGCGCCCCCTGCCAGCCAGGCCTTTGCAACTGTCAATTGACTCAATGCGAACCGGTTGTTCATGCGATCCGCTACGCCCCAGCTTCGGAGCGCACAAAGATCCAGCCCTGATGCGCAGGCAGCCTGCCGATGGGGGCCATGGTGTGTTGCAAGACGATGTCTTGCTGCATGATCTGCGGGCACGCCGCCATGACCTCGGTAATGGCGATATCCACCACCTCGTGATCATCCGGCTCTGGCGCTCGGGCCAGATAAACATGGATAGCCAGCGTGTGCCCGTCGCACGCATAGGCAATCGCGCGCACACCCTCCCGAACAGCCCCGAGAAAGGCAGTAAACAGAATCAGCCTGAAGCCTGCATCATTCATCGCCACCCCCTGGCCGGGTGCGTGCTGCGCCTTTCACTCCCTGGCAAGATAACTCCTTGCATTACTTACCCCAAATTGATTAAAACAATAACATCAAACCCGGAACAAGGTCGCCCCATGCTCCGCCTGCTGCTCGCCAGTCTTGCCGCGCTGCTCATCTCCGGCTGCGCCACCAACCTCAGCGCCGTGTCCACCTTTGGCAACAGCACCGAAGCGCTGGCCACGCAATCGGGCGAGATGCTGCAGCACTACGCCGCCTTTTGCGACGAAGTGGTGGGCCATGTCGAGCAGGAAAACCGCATCCTGCAGCTGACCCGGCTGTACTGGGCTGCCCAGCCCGCCAGCACCGCCAAGACCGACGCGCTGCGCACGCTGGACGAAGCCGACGAGGCCTTCTCCCCCCATGCCGATACTGCGGCCGGCCGGCAGCAATGCGAGCAAGACCGCGTGCGGCTGGCCAGGGCGCAGGTGTTTGCCCAGGCACTGCAGCACTATGCCAGCGCGCTGGGTGCGGTCGCCTCCGATCAGTTCGTCACCTACAACGCCAGGTTTGATGACCTGGGCAACCACCTGCGCGGCACCCCGCTGCTGGCCGGTGAAACACCGGCGCAAATCAACGCGCAGGTCGAGGCCGTGCAGGGCCTTACCCGGCTGGTCTACGACATGGCGGTGCGGCATTACCGGCAAACGCAACTGGCCAGCGCGCTGGGCGACGAACAGGAACAACGCATTGCGCTGCTGCTGGGCCAGCTCCAGGCCATCACGCAGTCCTACCAGCAATCACTCACCACCGCCGCGCTGCAGACCAGGATCACCGCCTCGTTCAACCGGCGTTTGCTGCACCTCGGCACCCTCCCCGAGCCACTGGCCGTGGCCGAGCAAACACGCGCGCTCGAGGTCCGGCAAAAAGATCTTGAGCAACGCGCCGCCGCGCTCGGCAAGCTGCTGGCCGCGCTCGAGCAACTGCCGCCCGCCTTCACCCAGGCGCGCGACGCCGTGCAGCACCCCGACCGCAAGGACATCGCCAAAGAAGTGCTGGATTTTGGCAAGGCGGTGTACAAGCTGCAGCGCCAGATCGGCGATGCATTCTGAGCGCCTGCCATGCACCCTCGGGCAGCCGTGATCAATCAACCGGCAAGGCCGGGTTCCGGCCCGCTGTGCCAGTGAAACAGCGGCACGCCCCCTTCGATCCCGCGCCCCCCGCCCTCGCCGCCGCGAGGGGGCCTCGCTCTGCTCGCCAGCGGCACGCAGCAGCTTGCAAACCACCCGTCACCTTCACGGAGCCAACTCATGCCCACCATCAGCGTGCAAATCGACGCCGCCGAAAAACTCGCGCTGCGCAGCCAGGCCCTCGCGCTGCTGGCCGACATGTCCGACTGGCTGGTGGCGCATGAAAACGACGATGGCGACGATTACTTCGCCCGCGCCAAGCTCTGCAACCAGATGATCCGCCAGCTCAAAGACTGGGAAAGCCAGACGCTGCAAATCGTCACCACCGACCACCAGGCCGGCGCCGCCGTGGACGGCATCAACCGCGCCACCGACGCGCTCACCCAGGCCCAAGCCCGCATCGACAACATCGGCGCGCAGATCGACGTCTTTGCCGGCTTTCTCGACCTGATGGGCGCCATCGCCGGCGGCAACCCGTCCAGCATCGTCAAAAGCAGCGCAGCGGTCTACAAGGCGGCGATGGCGGTCAAGCCGGTCTGA